TGCTGTGCTATCCCAACGCCAAATTCGATGACGAAGGCAATGTGACCTACACCAAAGCTGCTTGGAAACCCGCCGCCGATGCCAAAGAATGGCCGCGTGCCCGCCTATGGCGCGGCTTGGCTTGCGAAAACATAACGCAGGCCGCAGCCCATGACATCTTGCGCCATTCCCTGCGCCAAATAGATGATGTCGTCCTACATGTACATGATGAGATCGTTGTCGAGTGCCCAGCCGAGCAGGCCGAGGCAGTCGGCGCGGCCATGCACCGCGTCATGTGCGAACCACCAGCTTGGGCCGATGGCCTGCCGCTGGCGGCTGAAGGTGTGATCACAACAAGGTATTCGTAAAAAAGCCCCCGTGGATTAGACGGGGGCTAACTCAACTTCAAGGAGAGAACAACATGATCGAGTTTATAGCATCTTTGGCCCCAGAGGGCGAAACAGCGCTGATAGTCAGGCAAAAACCCAAATTAAAAGACGGAGCGTTGGATTTTCACGCCGATGGGGCTGTCAAGGCCACCTGGCCGGCGTTCTTGCCCAGCCACAGAACCAAGGCTGGCGAGTCATGGTATGGCAACACCGCCAGCTTTATCGTGGAGCGCTTCAAGGACGGCCATGTCAGCGCCAGCGCAGCGAACTGCGAGTACATCTTGGTGATGATGCTGGACGACATAGGCACCAAGAGCAAGACGCCGCCCCTGCCGCCGACATGGATCATGGAGACATCAGCCGGCTCGTTTCAGTGGGGCTACGCCTTCAACGAGCAGCCCACCAAGGGTGAGTTCAGCGCGGCCATCAAGGCCATCGCAGACGCTGGCTACACAGACCCTGGCTCCATCAATGCCGTTCGCAACTTCCGTCTGCCTGGCTCAGTCAACCTGAAGCCTGGGCGTGATAACTTTGAAGCCCGTCTGGTGGAGTTTCACCCAGAGCGCGACTACAGCCTGCCCGAAATATGCGCCGCTCTGGGCGTGACGCCAGCGGCTGCTGACAGCCTGACCCTGCGCCCGATCCGCATCAGTGACGATGGCGCGGACGATGTGCTGGCGTGGCTGTCAGCGCAGGGGCTGCTGCTGTCCAAACCGAACCAAGAAGGCTGGGCCGGCGTGATCTGCCCCAACAGTGAGCAGCATAGCGATGGCAACCCAGAGGGGCGCTACATGCCCGCCAATCGGGCGTACTGCTGCCTGCACGGCCACTGCGTTGATCTGGATTCCCGCACCTTCCTAGAATGGGTCGGCGACAATGGTGGCCCCAAGCACACGCCTGGTTTGCGTGAGGAACTGTTCACCGCTGCGATGGAGGGCGCGCTTGCCAAGCTGACGCCCAACGACGTCTTCACAGACGAAGCGGCCGAGCGCATCGCCGAAGTCGAGCGCAAAGAATTGGGCCGCGTCGAAAAGGCCGAATGGTATGACCGCTTCGCCTACATTCAAGATGATGAGTCCTACTTCGACATGCGCGACCGCCGCGAAATTTCCCGCCAGACCTTCAACGCCCTGTTCAGGCACATCAGTTGCAAGTCAATCCACACCGGGCGCAAAATTGAGGCGTCTGTCTGCTTCGATGAAAACCGGCAAGAAAAGGGCGCCAAAGCACTGGTCGGCATCACCTACGCGGCCGGTGAGTCGGTCCTGGTCAGCCGCGACGGCGACATCTACGGCAACCGCTGGCGCGACGCCCGCCCGCCGGTGGCCGCTGGTGACATCACCCCGTGGCTGGACCACTGCCGCAAGCTGGTGCCCGACGCCAGCGAGTTAGAGCATATCTTTGATGTGATGGCGTTCAAGGTGCAGCACCCCGAGGTCAAGATCAACCACGCCGTGTTGCATGGTGGTGACCAGGGCAGCGGCAAAGACACCATGTGGGCGCCGTTCATCTGGTCAGTGTGCGGCCCCCACCTGAAGAACCGGGGCCTGCTGGATAACGACACCATGAGCAGCCAGTTTGGCTACGCTCTCGAGTCTGAAATTTTAATTTTGAACGAATTGAAAGAACCCGACGCCAAGGAAAGGCGCGCGCTCGCCAATAAACTAAAGCCGGTCATCGCAGCGCCACCCGACATGCTGTCCGTCAATCGTAAGGGTTTACACCCGTATCAAATGGCGAACCGCGTCTTTGTGCTGGCGTTCTCAAACGATCAGGTGCCGATCAGCCTAGATTCGCAAGATCGCCGGTGGTTTTGCGTATGGTCCCACGCTCCCAAGATGACCCCCGACGCCGCCGCCAAGATGTGGAAATGGTACGCCGCGGGCGGCTTCGCCGCCATAGGTGCGTGGCTGCATGCCCGGGACGTGTCAGCGTTCAACCCGGGCGCCGCGCCCGCCATGACCGAGTTTAAATTAAACCTGGTCGAACACGGCCTATCAATGGCCGAGTCCTACTTGGTCGAGGCGATGCGCCTTAAAGTAGGCGAATTCTCCCGGGGCGTTATTGGAAGCCCCTTTCACGCGGTCTGCGACCGGCTGGCAGGGTCAGCACCGGCCGGCGTTAAAGTGCCCCAGCAGGCCCTGCTGCATGCGTTTAAAGAGGCCGGATGGGTGGACTGTGGCCGGCTCAAGTCCCGGGACTACGACACTAAAAAGCACATCTACTGCGCGCCCGACATGGCCGACCGGCCAAAATCAGAACTGCGCCGGCTTGTGGAAGATGCACCGCCGGCCGGCTTGGTCCGGGTCAAATAAAAAAGGGGCCCGTATGGGCCCCTTATAGTTTCAGAATTATTGCGAGTAGTGCGGCCGCTAACACCGCCAATATCACGGCCACCGCGCCCGCTCTTCTAACTCTTGAACGACGGCCGGGTCAATAATGGCCGTCACGTTCACCCCGTCCAGCCACGCGCCCGTGAGCGTGTAGATGTCCGGCCATCCTGGATCGTCCAGCGTCTGCGGCTCGCCGGCTTCAAACTCAAATTCGCATTCGAGGGTCAGCCCCCGCACTGTATAGGGCACGCCTTTCATGCGTCAGCCTCCAAGGCTTCAAGATAGCCAATTAATTCGGCTATGGTGTTGCCAAAATTTTCGTTTTCCGTTGGCCGGCGCTTGTCCTCACTGGTCATGGCATTGCGTAAGTCATACGCGCAAAACAGCGCTGATTGAATAGTTTCTAATGTCATGCGTCAACTCCTAGATTTTCCAGCAGCGCGCGCGCCTGTTCAATGCTGGCGGCGGCTTCCTCAACTTCGTTATGCGATAGCTCAAACAAGGCCGCGTTCAATAGTTGCAGCACTAGGCCATACGATGGAACATGTAAGTCAATCATGGCGCCACCTCTTCCAATACTTCAGGAATGGCAGGGTCCAGGCCGGCCGGGGTCCGGTTTAACGCTGGCGCGATATCGCAGGGCACTAGGTGCAGGCGCGAATGGTTCAGGGCCGTATAGGCCGTTATGTAGTCACTGGTGAGCATGCACTCAGGGTTAAATTGCGGGTAGTCCCTGGAATTGCTATTGTGCTTGGCTTGGCCTTTTGGCCGGTACAACCTAGCGCCTTTGCGGCCTTTGCTTTTGTCTATTTTAGCCAGTAGGTCCCGAATTGGCTCTGCATTCTCAGGCCGTACAGTAAGGCGCGCGCGCCCGTGCGTGATTGTGATCATAGGTTTCCCCTTATAGGACAAAATTGTCCGCACATGCGCCCGCGTGGGCCGGCGCATGCACTGAAAATCAGGCCTTATCGAAAAATGTAAACATGTCGCACGTTTTGCAGTAGGCGCGCCATTGCCCGCGTTTTGGCGCGGGTTGCGGGACCGCCGATTGATCAATCAATGGCCCGCTGCAGTTAAAACACGGGACCGCCTGGCCGGCCGGGATTGTGGGGAATAGCTTATTCATGTTGCCACCTTAATTCGGATAACTTTCGCCATGGTTTTACCATGGGCCGGATATGCGATAACCGGGACCGCCTTGTCATAGCACGCCCGGCAACCGCTACATTTGCCGTCGTTTTCATAGGCCCGGCATAGTGTGACCATGGCCGGGTGAACGCGCGAATCGGGCACGATGACGGACCCATGTAGGCCGGGAATAAAAACGCCCACAATAGAATCGGACGACGGCCGGACCATGACGTTAGGCAGGGCCTGCATGGCTTGCAGCACCAGCGCGAATTTAGGGAATTTGTGCATGCGAGTCGGTAGCCAGTGCTTACACCATGGGGTCCGGATCATAACGTCCAGCATTTTCTCAGCCAGGGCCAGGCTGTACATGTCGCCCGAATCGAACCAACGAAAATACCGGTCCCGTTCTAATTCCTGGACCATGTCGTCCACCCATTCGAATCGTTGCCAGTCCGTCCGGTTGAATTCGCGAGGGGCTTTCACATTGGCAAAACGATAATTGCCTGTGGTGGCATAACAGCCTTTGCAGGCATCTACCAAAACGCCCGGGCTTTCGATCGATCCCGGGCACGTGTCCAATGCCTGCAGGGACCACGAGCGGATCCCGTCGAGTTTTGAAGTAACGCTAATTTTTGGCATGCTGAACCCCTTATTTTGTGAGCACGTCGAAATAGGCCAATAGCATGGCCACACCGCCGGCCACTAACAATAGCGCGCCGGCCGTGTTCAGGATAGCTGCGCGTGTGGCGCGGCCGCGTCGGGTGAAAATGTTGCGTTGCATGTTGTCGGTCCTTTAAGTAGCGTTAAAAATCTTACCCTCTCACCTATATAGCATAAGAGAATCGTGCCAAGTGCTGTAAGTCATTGATTTACAAGACCCCTCCAAAACCCTATGTAAACAATTAACTTACAAAATGTGGACCATGTGGGCAAATTTGCGGACATGGCGCGCGGCCTAATTTGTCCACATGGCGCGCCACTGAAAATAGGGATTGTGGACCATGTGGACAATAAAAAGATAAAAAGGGTAAAAAATGTAAAGTGTATACAATACGTGTATACAATGTTATAGCCGACGGATTTAAAACAATGGTCCAAAGTGCCCACATTGTCCACACTTCGCCCACGCCAAAAAGCCCCGGCGCATGCATGTGGACCATGTGGACAATTGTTTTTGCTTGGTCCACATTGTCCACATGTGCCCGGCCGCGCGCGCGCCTGGTGATGCGCGCCGGCCATGTGGCTGCATGCATTGGCCCGACATGTGTGGACATGTCCACATGGTCCACGCCCGGCCGGCATGTGAAGTAAGCACTCACATACCAGGCTGTAAGTAAGTGCCCACTAACATGTTAGTAAGTGCTTACATACCCTAGCTGTAAGTAAATGCCCACTAACTTAGGGGGTGGGGGGCAGGGCCGAGCGGCAGGGCCAGCCGGTAGCGGAGGGGCTGCAAACAAAATTTTTTTTAGTATAAAATCCGCGCACACGTACCAGTGGCTGGAGAATCCATGTTTTACTCGCTTCCATTTGAGGCGCGCAAAGTCGAAGCGACAGAGGCGCGCTTAAACCGAATCTACGACGCTGCCAAGCTGGGCTTGAAGGGCGACACATTAGCTATGGCTGCGGGCATGTTGCCAACCGAGTACCGCCAACTGTGTCAGCTTGACCCGATTGCCGAAGTCGCTGCGCTAAAGGGCCGCGCTGATGGCGAGATAGAAGCCTCACGCCAACTGCACAAAGCCGCCGCCGAAGGGGACGCCAAAGCCAGTCTGGCGATCTTGCAACACGTCCACGGTTGGGTCGCCAAGCAGGCCATCACCATCGACGTGGATCAGCGCATCTCGATCACCGCCGCCCTGGCCGAAGCCGAGCGGCGCGTCATGGACGTTATCGAGAACAACCCAAGTGAATACCTCACGCCAAAACTAGATGCAGTCCACCAAGTACAGCGCTGAAGACGAACAAGAGTTGATGGCGCGGCTGTGGAGCCCAGCCATCAAGGACAACCCGCTGGCGTTCGTGATGCTGCTGTTCCCGTGGGGCGTCAAGGGCACGCCGCTGGAGCATTTCACTGGGCCGCGCAAGTGGCAGCGCGAAGTCCTAACGGACATCGCAAACCATATCAAGCAGAACAACGGTAAGGTTGACTTTGACACCCTGCGCGAAGCGGTCGCGTCAGGCCGTGGTATCGGCAAGTCGGCGTTAGTCTCATGGCTGGTGATCTGGATGTTGTCCACGCGGATCGGCTCAACAACCATCGTGTCGGCCAACAGCGAATCGCAGTTGCGTAAGGTGACCTGGGCCGAGATTACCAAGTGGCTGGCGATGGGGCTGAACAGTCACTGGTTTGAGGTGTCGGCTACCAGCCTGCAACCGGCCAAGTGGCTGACCGAGTTGGTCGAGCGCGATCTGCGTAAGGGCACTCGGTATTGGGGCGTTGAGGGCCGGCTGTGGTCGGCTGAGAATCCAGACGCGTTTGCGGGTGTGCACAACATGGACGGCGTGCTGGTCATCTTCGACGAGGCCAGCGGTATTGATGACGCCATCTGGGCGGTGACGGCGGGCTTCTTTACGGAGAACACGCCCAACAGGTTCTGGTTTGCGTTCTCCAACCCCCGCCGCAACACGGGGTACTTCTACGAAACGTTTCACTCCAAGCGCGACTTTTGGGATACCAAGGTGGTGGACGCCCGCACGGTTGAGGGGACAGACAAGGCGGTCTATCAGCAGATCATTGACGAGTACGGGCCAGATTCTAGTCAGGCGCACGTCGAGGTGTACGGTCAGTTCCCAAGCGCGGGCGACGATCAGTTCATCGGCGCCAATACGGTGGACGAGGCCAT